GGAGGAACTAGATTCCCTTTCGATTTTACTCGAAAGTTTGGATGAAAGTTCCATTTGGGATATAAACCATATACATGGAGTATACCACTATGAAACCCTTCTCAACCATTTCCGCAATGCACATGCGAGGCTTCAATATGCCACGCCGTGTTGCGCACTTGGTCTGTGAGGCTATCAAATTGTTTGACAACGCTCAGGTTGCAACTGCGCGGAGCGCATTGCCACAGTTGAGAATATTTCTTGACTCGTTGGCTGATTATTTCAGCGACCGACTCACGCCTAGACAAGTGCTCGCAGTACGAAAAGCGTACCACGTAATCAAATATCCAGACAACCAAGTTACGCAAGACATGCTTGATAAAGACATGGATGCGATCAACTCGCCAGGAATACATAATGTCCTGAGCCAGTTTACTTGGATTAAACTCGGTTTGGAGAGTATTGGTACTCTTCCCAAGTTTGTGGGCCGGCCTGCCGATCTCGCCCCAGTATCGTACCTCAAGTCTATCGACTCTCGGTACGTCCGGACGCGCGAACAACAGGTTAATCGCTGGGCTAACGTTTACAGGCGTAACCTCGCAATTTATGCTGGTTTGCCCATGCACCTCAAATCCTTCCATCGTTGGTCGGATGTGTTCGCTAATAGCGACTTTCGTGAGGTGTCCCATCTTCCCGAAGATTCTGAGAACTCCGGTTCTGTAGGGAATGTTGACTTCCGGTTCGAGCAAGGCATGAAGGTTCGGCTCTTTGCGAGTCCGCACCTCTTGTTTCAAGCCTACCTTGAGCCAATGAAACGTTATTGTCAACGTGTCTGTCGGGCTATCCCTGAGGATTTCCACGGAGACCAACCCGGAGGCCGATTTGCAGTTCAACAAGAACTGAGAAAAGGCACTATGTGCTATTCTTTCGACCTCTCGGCTGCCACCCACAGATTCCCATGGGAACTGCAACGTAAGATGTTGAACTATCTTCCTATCCCTCACGACTACCGTGAGATCCTTGATTATGTATCCACCGGTGAATTTAATTCCCGGTTTGGTACAATTTCTTGGAAATCCGGTCAGCCACTTGGGACTGGTCCTTCGTTCTTCGTCTTTAGTCTGTGCCACCATCTTATAGTACGAGGAATCTTCTCCCGTCTTGGGATTGATCCTCGAGGTGGCTATGCAATTCTGGGAGATGACATAGTCATCTTTAATACCCGTGTTGCTAAAGCCTACAAGAAGGTGATGACATCCATTGGCTGTGTTATAAACACGTCCAAATCCGTCGTGTCTTCTGATGTTGCAGAATTTGCTGGTGCCTATATTGACCGCGAACACGTCATCAACGTGGGCAAATTTAAATCTGTCCATGCTGGTAACGAGTTTGATTATGCGCTCACTTGGGACAACAGCGATATTTACCCCGACATTACCAGCTATCTGAAGGGGGAGTCTGATCCGCTCGTTTCCGACTACGTACATCTTTATCTTTGTGATAAGAGTGGTAACGTAATCAATATAGACCGGTTCAGATATCCCAGTGCTAAAATCAAACAACTCAATTCTGCACTGGCGGAACGAGACTGCTTGGTCAGCTTGAATCCACAGGCTTACGACGATGAGATTCGTCTTGTCGCTCGTGAGATCCTGGGCATTTTCAATGATTGCCCTGAATGCTTTCCTGACGCAGTTACCCCGCACCTTCTTAGTCAAAATATGATCGCTCTTGAGGGATTTCGGGAGTTGTTCAAGTTTTATCAACTTGACATCTCTGTCGGTCCAGCAACACCTATATGGTGGGTTCGATTCTGTCAGTTGACAGGATGTAATCCTGAGACTTTCAGCGTCACCAAGCTGGTCCGTTGTATAGGAGATTATCTCCGCTCCAAGTTCTTTGGAGGAATTAGTCGTACGAATATGACTAACCGATACAACAGGACTCTCAAGAAGGCTTTCGCCTCGTATCATCGACTGATAGCTGAAGATCCCTCTGGTGACACCGTCCGTGAGAAAGTCAATGACTTCAAACGGACACTGTCCTATTGGGATGTTACCTCTGCGTAAGCAGAGTTGACGTATCATACCGGCATAGACTGT